AAGAGTAAATTTATCCTAGACTATGAGGATTGATTATTCTCCTAGTATCAATTGTTAATGTTTAAAGAGCTCACTTCGGTGGGCTCTTTTTACGTTTAACACCTGGACCAGGTCGATCTTCTCTTTTTTCAGGCAGACTATCTAAATGGGCTCTGATTTTTCTCATCATTTCCATATGTTGTTTCATGGTCATTGGTTCATGTTTCATTGTTTTTCTTTCTACGTTTAGCATTGTTTTGTTCTCTAGTTATTTTGTTTTCTGCTGCAAACCATTCTTCTATAGCTTGAGTTTTAGTTATTTTGTTAGGATTTTTAACAAACTTTATGTGCTGTGGTTTAATTATTAATGTTGCATAATTATGATACTTTTCATCAATCAAAGTAAATTCATAATCCTCGCCAAAATAATGTAATTTATTTCTAATGTATTCAGCACGCATTATTTTCATTGCACTCTGTTCTTAATAATGTTCCAAGCTTTTTGTAACTCTTCATTAGTATAATCTGACCATTCCATTTCATTAGTAACAAGATCATCAATAATACTTACTGCGTCTGCGATGCTGTTGATTTCTCTTTCTGGCACAATTTACCTCGTTTTTGTAGTTGATATCTAATGTTATTTAAACTTCTTTGAGTTAGATAACCTCCATTAGTATATTTAGTTTTAGTTTTCATTGGTACCCCAATAATTGTAACTTAAGTAAAGTTTCTTTTGTAACTGCTGTCCAACTCCAAGGCCTAGCAATTTTATCAGGTTGAGCACCAGCTAATACTGAACCAGTAGTCCAAAAAGCATTTCGGTCGTGCCACACTTTCCAATTTGATGGTTCACCATCAAGGTGTTTCTTTTTATACTTATTCCAACCTTCTTGATCCCAATGCCAAGCAACATTTAAATATCTAGTACCTACCATGTTTTTAGCTCTAGGACTAAACTCAGTAATTTTAAAACGCACATCTGCTTGTTGATGTCTTATTAAAAGCGTATCGCCTTCTTTAAAGATAATTGTAGGATCTAGCTTGCCGTCATAAAAACTACGATAAAAATTTGTGTTATTGTAAAAATCTATTTGATAATAAGTTATACCAGTAATTTGATCTTCAATAGTTTCTGAGCCATAAAGATACCCATTTCTAGCATAGGGTACTTCATTTAAGTCACACCAACGTGACTCTCTGTTGTTGTAAGGATGTTTGTTGAAATAACCTTTTTCAACTTGATACTGAGTCATCCTCCGATTTGGATTTACCATTTGATTCTCCTTTTTCATAGGTTTGCATTAATCTATTTAAATACCATTGGGCTTTAGCAAGATCTTCTTGTTGATTTTTGTATTCGTAACGCCACATATATTTCAAAACGTTACCCTTTAAGTAGCCTTGGAATTGTCGAGTGGTCATAGAAGCTTGAATAGCTTGTATGCACTCAATCTCTCCAGTGTTGTAGTGTGGGGGTTGATTTACATTGTCCATAATTTTTCTCTTTAAAGATAGTGAGTAAGGTGGTATCAAGTACATAGACTACAAGGGGCGACCTTGATTACAAGGGGCGACCTTGTAGGTGACTGTTCATTCATAATCACCGCCATTTTATACGGTTGTATCAATTACTCACTATCGTATTAATGATACAACAAGTAGCTTGGTATCTAGGCTTAAGCAGTTGTATGACTTTACATCACCTTATACTGACGTTCGCAAGGTTACTTTTAATATATTGACTAACAACTCTATTGAGAATGCAATGTAATTTATACCTCTTATTCAGTTTTTGCTATTAACCACCAGCACTCCATAGATGTCCGGAACCTTCCGTCTGTGCAACCGGTTGTTTCAACTACTTGTTGTATATTTCTTTTTCAAGAAACTTCTGTTTTCTTTTTCGTATTCTAAAAATGAATTGTACGGTGCAGAATTATATGCTGCTCGTTCTCTACAATTCTCAGAATACATACGCAAAGCAAAATCTTTATACGTCATGAAAATATTATATACCATGATCTAATAAAAACTCGTTAAACTTGCTAAAAAGATCTTCATGTATCTCAGTATTAATACGGTAAATATCAACACCCTCTAAAGGATATTCATTCTTACCTTGCTTTAATTCTGTTTTTACATAAGCATTAAAAAACTCTTCAAAATTATTTTCAAACCATTCTTGTTTAGCAACATGAAGATCAACTTCATATTCAAGTACTTCAGTAAGAATAGCTTGACTTACGTTTGCTTTACTAAGTTCAAGCATACGTAAAAAATTCTCAAGTCCTTCATATAGAAGATATTGATACTCATGTGCTGTTTGATATGCTTCATTCATTTTACCCATCCTTTTTTGCTCCACTTTTACTCGATGACTAGCGCTTCTCAACATTACAAACCTTGATCTTTTGAATGTTGATTGTGCTTGCGCCACTCAGGTTCTTTGTCTTGCCAAGTAAGTTTAGGCACAGACAAATTAAACCCAAGTAATTTCTTTTGCACACTTTGTAGTTTAAGTTTTTGATGTCTCATTGTTTTTCTCATAAGAAACAAAACAATAGAAGCAGTCAAACCACCTACCATAGCTGCAGTCATGCCACTGTAAGTGCCATAAAATGCAATCATAAGTGTGCCAGTGATCATGATATCAACAAAGATATCATGACCAATAGTTTTTTTACCGCCCGCCTTAAGCGCGAGCAACAGCAGCCCTAATGCGCTGCAAATCCCTATCGTTAGCATTGCTTCTCCCTTTCCACATTAAATAAGCCATGTATGCAAATTGAATTAGTTCAATAAGAATCCATAGCGCCGTTGTTACACTTGATACGATACTAGCTGGCATACTCAAATCTCCATAGTAAATACCCCATACTAGCTAGAACAATAGCTAGTAAAAGGAATGTTAGAATATGTTGTAAGAGCATAGCCATAGCAAATAGACCAAGCAATCCTACAACTCCACGTATTGCATACTTGTTGATAACTCCAAGCATGTGTTTAGTTCGTTTTGATAACTTCACCATATGGTGCCTCCGTTGAATAATTAGATACCCACACAACTGGAAAGTGTGGTTGAGTACCAAAGTCGCTTGCCTCAAGATCTGTAAGATAAATAAGACAAGAGATATTTGGATGTTTGTCTGCCATTTCTGCAATGGCTGGCCCAAAAGCTGTACCACCACGACCTTGCATAGTAACTTTCAAAGGCAACGATTCACGGGTGAATGTCTCTTCAGCAGTTACTTCAGTGTCGGCTTGCATAAAATGTACATTGTCGACATTAGCATCAATCAACATAGCTGATATCTCACTAAGGTCTTGATTAAGTTCTTCATCAGTACGTGAAGCTGAAGTATCAGTAATAACTCCAACCTCTTCAATAGATGGTGCGTACATACTAGGTAAATACAAACCTTGACCAATAAACCTACGATTAGGTTTTTGCCAACTGTAGTCAGATTTGTTGTTGTTACGTAAAAATCTAGCCAAACGTTCTTTCCAGTTAACTTTTGGTTCAACTAGATCACCGAGTAAAGATTCCAAACTACCTGGCAATTTACCTTGAGCTTTAGCTGCTTCAGCAGCTTGTTTGATTGCTACTCGCATATCAGCTTCAAACTCACCAGGGTTTTTGTTGATAGCTGATGACTCTTGTACACAATTACCAAATGATTCTTTACCAGTTTCGCCACTTGGACCAGGTTGTGAATCTGGATCTTCTTGAAGTTTGCGATAGACTTCATCAGTTGTCATATTAGCATACTTGTCATCAAGCAAATCAGTTGGTGGTAATTGCAATCCTGCATCACGAACCACAAGATTAATTACATAGTCACCAGCCACGTTCCACAGATAATGATCACGTTCATTCAGACGTGCCATGTGCATAAATACTACATGCATAACTTCATGCGCAAGCAAACCAACACGTTGTTGGTCAGTCATGTTCAAGAAGAACTTTGGATTGTAAAGCAAACGCTTACCGTCAGTACCTGCAGTAGGTATGTCTTCTGTTTCAATTGGTGTCAAACGTAAACACAACGTACCAAAGAAAGGTTGTTTCAATAGTAGTTGTGCTCTAGCACGTGTGAACTCAGGAATCATCATCATCTCCTAGTAGTTGTGAACCAAGAATTACATTGTTAAATGCTGCTGCATTTTGTTCAACATACTGTGCTTGGTCTTGTTGTTTTTTCTTACGCTCCGTTTTCTTGTGGATCGTAACCATTTTGTTTGGCGCCACTTTTTCTACTATGTTACCAAGTTGGGGCCAAGCTTTCAGTGCTTGATTGAGTGTTTGAAAACGATCAAGCATATCAAAAAAGTCAGCTGTTTTAGTAGCAAGAGTGCGGTCATACTCAGACTCTTTGTTGTAAGCAGCATAAACCTTTTTAGTTAGTTCATGCTCTGCTATTTTACTAAGATTCATAGAAGAAGCACCGTATCTATCGCCAATAAAATTACCTTCAAAAGGTAAATCTATCTGAACATGATGCATAGTCATTGCATTATCTTCATCAAGCACATACCTTTCAGTATAATTTCTAAGATGGTAATCTATATCTTTACCATCTTGACGATATTCTTTACGCTGTTTGTGATACTCAGGCACTTCAATCATAGCTCTAATTGAAGAATCTTTGTTAAAAACACTTTTAAGATGTTCTTTCATATTCCATACCACACCATCTGTATTAGTCTCTTTCACTTCATTGAAAGTTGCTTTTACCTTTTCATACAAAGGTTTAGCAAACGTATCATAAAGTTCAACACCTAGCGCTTCTTCTTCAGAAACAGCAGGTCTAGGATTGATGTTTTTGTAATCTTTTACAAACTGCTCACACAATTGTTTGAGTAGTTCATTAGACATTCTGACTGTAGCCATAATTTTCTCCGTGATTGTTATAATACAACTTGTGAATTCTTTTGAATCCAAGCATTAATTGTATCGTGTTGTATAAAGTTTCGATCAATAGCAATAATACCTTTGACCAAAACCACCTGAAACTCAACAGGCAATTTAGCTGTAAGCTTCATAATGTTTTCCATTTTGTCGTCTTGAGCTCGTGCTGAAACTGCACCAGTCAAAGCATACAAAACAGCTGGATCGTCCGTCGGCATGTACGTTGTAGGATTTTGAATCAAGTTATCAATATCTGGTAACTTGCTTGCTACTTTCGCAAATGCCAAGAACTCACCGGCTGGCCCGTCACCGACTGCAGCGGCTATGCCGTAAAACATCCTGTCTGCATGAATATCATCTGTAAGCTTCAAACGCTTGTTGACGAATGACCAACTTCGAGGAGTAGGAAAAGCGTACTCATCAGCTTTGAAGCTGTACAGAAGATTTGGTCGGTAACGCATGAATGATACCAGCGTTGTGTGTATCTCATTTTTCAATGCCCAGTCACACCAAACATCCAAGTTTGGTTCTAGGTCATAGTGCATCAACCTGTTACACACAGGCTTCGGCATTTGATACACAGCAGCACCGTCAGTAAGACGATTACCAGCTGATACCACTGACCAACCGTCAGGCATAGTATAGTTACCAACCTGACGAGTTAGTAGTAACTGTAGAAATGCATTCTGTGTTGCTGGTGGAGCAGTTGGCAACTCATCAATCATGAATATGCCACGCTCACCATCGCGTTCTACAGTTGGAAAAATATCTGGTGCTGC